CGTGAGGAACGCGACCCGATGAAAGTCCTAGCGCTGCTGCTTTGTCTGCCGCTCACGTCTTGCGTGATTGTCACGACAGCCGTTAGAATGGCGCCTCAATCAACCGAGGTGCAACAGAATGAAGATCGCCAAGATCGACTTGAGAGTGACCCCAGAGTTCAAGGAAGCCGTGCAAGCAGCGGCAGCGAAAGCCAATCTGTCAGTGACAGCGTTTCTGATGGCGGCGGCAATCGAGAAAATGTACGGCCTGAAAGCGAGCCAGCCGCAACAGGCGGGGGAGTAAACGACGATGGATGCCAACAACCTGACCCGTGAAGAAATAAACGCGACGTACGATATCGCCGTGGCCATGCGCTTGCCGTTCGATGGGCTGGCCGCGCCGATGTTTGAGGCTGGTCCGGGTCGACTGGTCCGGTTCGAACCGCTGACCGATGACGCGTCATCGCGCCGGCTTGAGGTCGCGTTCTGCCTGTCGATGGAAATCACTGAGTACGGTGTGTTCGTGCGCCAGACCGATGGGCGCCTGCTGCTGTGGAAAGAATTTCCCCGGGAGTGTGGCGCGCTGGCCGAGCTGCATATCGTGCGCCGGGCGCTGTTCCAAGCCGCTTGGAAGGTCGTTTGTGAGCGTGCGCAGCAGGCTGACATCGTTGCGAACAGTTGACCAACGGTCATGCTCGCCCTACTCTCCATCCCCGAACGCAATAAAAAAGCCCGGTCTTATGCAGACCGGGCTTAGTGTTCTGAGCTGGCGCGCCTTGCAGGGCGCCCAACTCCGTAGTCTCAGCAGTGCTTTGAAGGGCATTGAGACGGTACGCGCATTCTACAGACATCCCGTCTGTATCGCAAAGCCGCCCGCTGAATCAACTACGCCGCCCGTCTTTGGATTCCTAGATGTGACCTGTATTGGTCGTTTTGGGGACGGGCGAGTCGCAGCCACCGACAAGGGGATCTTCTCACGGTGGCCGGTAGAGTCCTTGCAAGAGCAACGACAGGGTCAGGCGAATAACCACACCACGCGCCTGATTGACTGCCCCAAATGCTTGCAAGGGTCTGAGCCGAGAAGGGACGGGGATGCAGACGATTTGCCCCGGAAGTCAGACAGCGTACGTGTGGAGCGGAGCCGGGCGAGAGCCTTACCAGCAGCCGTAAACGTGAAGCTATGGGCGTGTTTCCTTCGGGGACTGCCTAGGGGTAGCCGCGTAAGCGGAACCCCCCAAGCGCGCCCGAGCAGGGCGCCGCATTATTCATCATTCCAAGATCCGTGCCAGACCAACAACCAGAGAGGGCGTGTGATGGGCATACAAACCGCGATACCCCGCAACCAATCCGATTCATTCCGAAGATCGATTGAGCGACAGGTGTTTGAACTTGAAAGCCGGATAGTCCCGGGCATGAAAGGCGCCACTGTTCAGACACTTCGCGAACAGGTGCTGGCGCTGGAAAGCAAGTTGAAACCCGCCGACGATAAACGAAACCCCGCGCACTACCGACCCCGCCGCAAAGTTCAGCCGAGAACACCCGTCATGCACTGGAATCAATCGGACTATATCGCCGCCAAGTGGGGCGCCAAACAAAGAAGTGGCGGGCTGTGTGAAATCTGCCGGGCTGTCCCCCACGAATTAGCCAGAATCCACACAGCGCCGCCGGATGCGGATATTACCCGCGATCATGTGGAGTGTGTGTGCCAAGTGTGCGCCGACCTGTTCCCGCGACCGGATTTCTTTTCGATACTCGGTATTGATAAGCTGTCATGACAAAGATAAGCTAGGGGCCGCACAACGAGAGGTTTTCGCAATGGAAATTTTCCTGACAGTTTTGGCACTACTCGGCTGGCTTCAAGCACTCAGGATCAGCCGCAAGTTTGATCGGCTGGTGCGCGTGGCTGCGCTTGAGATTGACGCCGCGCAACGACAAAACGTACTCCTGCAACACCAACTCAACGAGGCGGCTCGCTGGAGCAACCACGAATAACAATGAGGTCAACATGTCAAACCAACCGCCGGAAGATGTTGTAACGATCGTCGAAGATATCGCCAATGAGTTCTATCGAAAGTTGCGCGAGCTGAAGTTGAATGACCATCACATGGCCAGCGCCTACGCCACGTTGATCAGAATCTTGATGGACACCGTGGCGCAGAACACGTCGCCGCTGGTGGCCATGAAGTTGGTCATTATCGTGATCCAGCGTTTCGCTGATTATCACCCGGGCTTGAACCTGATGGTTCACGAACAAATGACGCCACCAACAAAGGGGGAGATGCAATGAACCTGACTGATACCGATATCGCCGGCCATGTGGTGGCCACCGTCAACAAGTTCCGCGAAGCCTTCACCGGGGCCGACGACGGCGAAGAACTGTTTGTGGCGCAGGCCACGCTGGTGTCCGACGTCGCGGCGCGCATGGCGGTTGACGAAACCCCGCTCAAGGCCGCGATGATGATCGCCGGGCAACTGCACATTCTGTTCGAGGACAACCCCGGGTTGCAGCAGTTGTTCATGGTTGAGCAACTGCGCCGGCTACAGGAGAAAAAGCGATAAAAAAGGCCCGGTGCGTCAACACCGGGCCTTTTCAACTCAACCGCCGTACCAGAGAGGTCAAACTGCATGCAAACGCAAGCCTATCACAACCTGCGCAACACGCCACTGTCACGCCTGCGTGACGTTCCCCCGCTTGAACTGCTGTCCTACGTCCAATCCTTGCCCCACCGCACCCGATTGACGCTGCTGGCGCTGATACTGCTGCGCGGATGATCGAGCCGGCGTTCGGTGCCGTGCGGCTGTATGCGCGGTGCCGGGCGCTGGAACCCGGCCTATTCTTGGGCCATGAAACCACCTCAGACCTATGTGATCCCGCTGCGCTGGTCGCTGAGCATCTGCCCGACCTTCGACACGCATTGGACGCAACGCCTCAAGGCCGACCGACTCACTCGCGAGCAAGCGCGTGAAGTCCTGCGCCGTCTCGCCCCCACGCTGACTGTCCCTCCTGGCCATGTCTGTGACGTGGAATGCGTGTTTATCCCCCCGAATCGCCGAAAGTTGAGTGAGGTGCGCATGCGTGAGCAGGTGTGCGCGGTGCGCGCCGGGCTGGCCGATGCGCTGGGGTGTGAGGTCTGGCGCCTGTACACGGAACACCGCGTGGCCAAGGTGTTCACGCCCCGGGGTGAGCTACTGGTGAAAGTGACCGTAGTGCCGATCAAGGGGTGGTGTGTCGAGCCGTAACAAATCCTCTACGCGTAATATTTTATATGTTAAATCGGTGGGTTACGAAGGCTCTAGAACGGGCCTTTCAGGCCGGCTTAATGCGACACACCCAAAAAATTGTCAGGTATGTTTAACAGACAGAAATGCGTCCGTGGAACAAATGGGTTACGGAAACCGCTCTAGACTGGGTCTGACAGACCGGCGAGAACCGGCCAAAACAGATGCCCGAGGGGGTATGAAATGCCAGCCAACCAGCCCGAGAAGGCGAGAAAGAACACCGTGAGGACGCCCCGCGACATTGCCAAGCAAATGGGGACGCGCCTTCAGAATCGATTGCTCAAACACATCATGGCCGACGCTTTCACCGAGCCACCGCCGCCGGCGGAGCTGGAAGAAGGGCAGAAGCCGCCCAAGCCTCAGAAGTCCCCATTGATGACCGATGCGCAGGTGCGCGCCGCGCTGGGCCTGCTGAAGAAGTACATGCCCGACCTCAAGTCGGTGGAGTTCCGGGGCAATGAGGAACACCCACTGGTTCACAAGATCGTGAGAGAAATCGTTGACCCAAATCCACCTACCGACCGCCCGGGTGTTCCAGCCGCTACTGGAACCGAGCCGCTATAAGGGCGCGTGGGGCGGGCGTGGTTCGGGCAAGTCCCACTTTTTCGCAGAAGGCATCGTTGAACGCGGTCTGTTGGAACGCGGTCACCTTGGCGTGTGCATCCGTGAAGTGCAGAACACGCTCGCCGAGTCGTCGAAACGCTTGATCGAGCAGAAGTTGAAAACCATGGGGCTGGGCGAGCCTGACGGGTTCAAGGTGTTCCACGACTGCATTGCCACGCCGGGCGACGGGATCATCACGTTTCGCGGCATGAAGGACAGCAACGCCGAGTCGATCAAGTCGCTTGAGGGCTACCAGACCGCGTGGATTGAAGAGGCGCAGACGCTGTCGGCGCGATCGCTGCAACTGCTGCGCCCGACGATCCGCGCCCCGGGTTCCGAGCTGTGGTTTTCGTGGAACGCTCGACGCAAGACCGATGCGGTGGATATGCTCTTGCGCGGGGAGCATCTCCCCACCGGGGCTGTCGTTGTGCAGGCCAACTGGCGCGACAACCCCTATTTCAATTCCGTGCTGGAACAGGAACGGCTCGACTGTCTCAGGCTTGAGCCAGACCAGTATCCGCACATATGGGAAGGGGAATACGCCCGTGTTCTGGTC